TAGTAATATCTTAAGGAGACTTTTATCACTCATGAGTGATAAAAATCCCTCTAAGATACTTATGTATCTATTCCTTTCACTGGTCTTATATTGACTTGCTGATTTAATATAGACTTTCATAAGTCTTGCTGATAATTAAGCTGAGCCTTTTGACATTTTAGGTTCTGCTTCTTAACCTCAAGCTAGCTAAGTACACTTAGATTACAATATTAATATTTAATCAAAGAAATGTCTGACCAACAAATATCTGAGGATGAAGGTTCTGTGAAGTCCCAGAGCGAAATGGATCAGCTCCAACAACTTAGGAGAGCTGGAACTAAGAAAAAGAGGACCCAAGGGAACAAAATTAACGTAGGAGTCTCAAAGGTCGCTACGAATCTGGGAAGTCTCCAGATTTCTCCAGCAGTGCCGACCTCGACTCCAGTCGTTGCGCAAATCAATCCCTCGCCAACAATAGCGATTAACAGCCACCCGAAAATTTTAAGGGTGGATAATAAGATGACCTTGACTCATAATGTAATTCAGCAGTGGATTGACTCGATAAGAGAATTTTCTGCGCAGTCAATTACCTTCAACCACCTTACATACATCGCTGAGGAAGGTAGATTTGCAATTGATGCTCGCATGAAACAGAAATTCGAAGATGGTCATGAGTGGGAAAGCTGGCCCAGGGATAAGTTTCTAACGAATCTACTAATCTGCTGGCCAGCTCCAAATACTCAGGAAGGCCAATCTCTCGAAGTGATGTTTCGAGCTCTTGAACCAAAAATCCATTTCAATAACGCGTATAATGATGTTACGAGATTCGTAACAAACATTAAAATCTTTTACGCGAAGGAGAAAAACAAATCTCCTGGGCTGGACGACGACACTGGGCGTCAGAAAGCACTCGTAAAAATCCTAATGGATAAACTTAAGCCAGACGAAGAGACGCTGGCTTATTTTAATACAAGTGTTTCTGACGGTGGATTACCCCCAACAGTGGAGGAATTCACAACCAAAATAATGGACAAAGCGTTTAAAGCGCAAGAAGCCCTGCATCTAGTAGAGGCTGCGCGCTTGACCGTGACATCTAAAAAACGGTCCGCTGACTCCGACCATCCTCACCAAACTGCTAATAATCAACCGAGCAAGCGCCAAAACCGAGCGCCCAGTGCTCATCCAGGGTCAGCAGTCCCGTCAGCTGACCAACGGAGTGGGCCGCCACCAACCTGCAAGGGCTGTGGCTGGATTCACTTTGGGGAATGTCTGATGCGGACGCATCCTGACTTCAACAATTCGAACCACCCGTGGCACTTGTCTCCGAGTGGACAACGCTACTTCAATGAGAAGGGACTCACGAAGCTGCCGTGGGAGGGACCTTACCTGGACCCGAACTCTAGCTGGCCTAACAAGCCATCTCGACCTAGCGCCAACAAGCATGGTAGCAATACCCAACACAAGGGGGGTAGGGAACCCTACAAGGGACGAGGTCGCGGCAATCAACGAGGTATGATTTACCCTATTGCTGCACCTGTACTTGATAGTGACACTCGTGTATTGAAAATAAACTGTACACTAACAACAACCATCCATCACAGGCAAATAACTGCGCTGTTAGACTCCGGAAGCCCGGACAACTACGCCAGTGAAACCCTGGGCGAGTGGATGAGGGGACTTAATGGTCATATGAGAACTAACGAGAGCTGTGTCTGCAGCGCGTTGGGCACCCCTAAGAGTTGTAGTTGTAGCAAAGAAAGCATGACTGTGAGTGTGACGATTGAGTTCAATAATTTAAATGTATCATTTGAAGTCACTGCTTTGATTTTACCAATCAACGGCTACGATCTTATTATTGGTTGGCCTACGCTCGTGACTCAAAAGGATAAACTCCTATCGCTGATCACAGCTAATCTTACCCATGATTCTCACGTGAATAAATCCTGTACTGCTATAGAGACAGTACTGTTTGGTGCGTTACTAACGACGCAACCTACAGAGAACACCAATAATATTCATATAGCGAATATATTAGATGGTCCTCTCCAAGAGGAGGGTGATGACTTGAGTGACCGGTTCGAGTCAGAGGCACCATGGGATACTGATTCCCAATCTGGGGAATCGCCATCGGTAGGCCTCATAAGTCTAATAGATATTCAAGGAAGTGACACGTTTAAAAATAAAATCCGAAGCGTTTGTCTACGATACAAACACTGTTTTAGCCAAGCAGTACAACCTCTGCCTGCTAAGGTCGTTCCATTAACCTTAGAAGTTGATCGGAATTTATGGGAGGTACCACGTAACGCTGGTCCTCCTCGGCCGCAATCTGATACCAAACTCGAAGAAATCAAACTTCAAGTAGATAAAATGCTGAAGCTAGGCGTGATTCAGCCTTCACAGGCACCATATTACTCACACCCTCACTTGACCAGGAAACCGGACGGTTCTTGGCGTTTTTGTATCGACTTCCGGCAATTAAACAATGCTAGTCGATCCTTAGGGTGGCCAATACCAAATATTGAACTGTTGCTGCGTCGAGTTGGAAAACATAACCCACAATACTTTGGAAAGTTTGACCTAACCTCCGGTTATCATCAGACTGCCCTAAGTGAAAACTCACGCGCAATGACTGCTTTTCTAACGCATTATGGTCTATTTGAATGGCTCCGCTGTCCTTTTGGACTGAAAGGAGCACCGTCATACTTTCAGCGAGCTATGCACACGGAAGTGTTGAGCGGGTTGATATACTCTATATGTGAAATCTACATCGACGATATTCTCTTCTGGGGATCATCGGAGGAAGACTACCTATCACATTTAGAGACGATATTGATTCGATTGTCGGACAAAGGTATCACTCTCAACCCCAACAAATGCAAGTTAGGACTTGAGGAGGTGGAGTATACTGGACATGTCCTAGACAGATCGGGATTATCGTTTAGTGAAAAGAAGAAAGAATCGATCGTTAATTTTAAGCTTCCCGAAAACCAGAAAGAGCTCCGCTCTTTTCTTGGTTTAGCTAATTACTTTCGAGATCATATTCGAAACCATTCGATTATCGTGCACCCACTGCACGACATGGTCAAGCACTATAAGCCAAAACAAAGGCTTACTTGGTCGCAAGAAACAAAAGAGGCGTTTAACGACATTAAAGAAGCAATTAATGCGTGTCCTAAGTTATACTATCTAGATGACATTTCTCCAGTCTACTTGCAAACGGATGCGAGTGACTACGGGGTAGGCGCATACTTGTTCCAAGTCGTAAACGACGTCGAACACCCTATCATGTTTCTAAGTAAGACGTTTAAAAACGAACAAAAGCGCTGGAGCGCTGCGGATAAAGAATGCTATGCCATAATATGGGCATTCAAAGAACTCGAGCACTTAATTCGAGACCGCTACTTTGTCCTGCGTACCGACCATAAGAATTTAACGTATCTTAATCTGGAAAATTCCGGGAAGGTCCGACGCTGGAAGCTCCTAGTGCAAGAGTACAACTGTGGTGTTGAGCATATTAGGGGAGAGGATAATTTTGTCGCTGACGACTTTAGCCGTCTGATCCCACACATTCGGGAAGACGAAAGCGATGAGGTTGACTCACTCTGGGATACTGCTTTAAACACGGACGTTGGGCCGTCGCACCCCATGACGGTAGACCCCGTGGAGGAAGTAGTTGATGATGCGCTTGATGTTCCCGTACTGCAACCTCAAACCGACACTTGCCTTCCATTCGCAGCTCCAATAAACGATGAGGAGCAGATTCCAAAAGACAAATATAAACTCATTAGCTCTGTCCATAATTCCATCGTTGGCCACATGGGAGTGGATAAGACTTGCGATCGCCTAATACAACAAGGGCACAGGTGGAAGAATATGAGAGCACACATAAGCACCTTTATTCGTAAAAAGTGTGCGTGCTGTCAAAAGATGTTTGTAAACAAAATCATATCGACAAGTGATCCCTTTACGCTCGGTTCATATGATATAATGCAAAAGATTGCAATGGATTCGACGGGACACTTACCGAAGGACGCCAACGGAAACGAATACTTAGTTTCCATCATCGATCACTTTTCGCGTTTCATAGAGCTGTATCCGGTACCCGATCTCTCTGCGAAAACATTTGCGACATGCTTGTTAGCATGGATCGGTAGATACGGCGCACCACACCAAATACTATCCGATAAAGGTACACAATTCTGTAATTCTGTCATCGCAGAGTTATGTAGAATGGTTGGCTCAGAACAAATATTTACTATGACCGCTTCTAAACAAGAGAATGGCATAGTCGAGCGCTCGATCAAAGAAATTCGCCGCCATTTACGTAATATTGTGTTTACCACAAATTTAATGGATAACTGGAGTACATACCTTCCTTTGGTTCAACGCATACTAAATGCTGACACCAAGGAATCAATAGGTGTATCTCCAGCCCAGCTTCTTTTTGGCAATTCAGTTCAGTTGGATCGAGGAATATTTCTTCCCAACAATCCAAATTCGTCGGAAAATATCTCCGACTGGATGCAAAAGATGCTTAAAGCACAATCCGAACTAATACACGTCGCAAGGGTGACGCAAGAGAATAGGGACGATGAACACATGTCGACTCCTCAGGAGCCACCGACATCATTTCCCATTAACTCTTATGTGTTGGTTACCTACATCGATAGGCCCCCAACTACATTACACGCTCCTAACGAGGGTCCAATGAGGGTCGTAAGCTCTGTAAAGCAAGGGAAGATTACGCTTCAGAACTTAGTTACTGGTAACACAGATGAATACCACATATCAAGACTCCGTCCATTCTATTACGAAAATGAGGACACCCCTAAACAAACTGCTAACCGTGACAATCAGGAATGGGACGTCGATTTTATCGTCGACCACGCTGGTGATAAATCTTCACGAAAAACGTTACAGTTTCGCGTGCGGTGGGTTGGATATGGGGAAAACGATGACACATGGCAACCTTACGCTGATCTAAGNCATAATACAAAATTGCATGAATACCTTCGCACACACAAAATGCGATCATTGATACCCGTACATGATAAATGATTCCTATAGTACTTCATGAGTTGCAAAACTCATCAAGAAGGAAGGGGGAGTGTGCCATGTACATCAGCTTAGTAATATCTTAAGGAGACTTTTATCACTCATGAGTGATAAAAATCCCTCTAAGATACTTATGTATCTATTCCTTTCACTGGTCTTATATTGACTTGCTG